GCAATAGCAAGGGATCTTGTAATGAAGCGTACACTTAAAAATGGTCGCTCTTTACAGTTCATCTACACAGGTCGCACCAACGCCGAATTCCATGTTCCAGGTCAATCAATACTTGGTAACAGTAACGCCGCACCTCCAGTAGCTGAGAAGACTATCACATGCGATGATCTCCTTATCAGTTCAGCTTTCGTTTACGAGTTAGACGAAACACTTGCTCATTTTGAGCTTCGTGGAGAGATCTCTAAGAAGATTGGTTATGCACTAGCTGAGAAATATGACCGCCTAATCTTCAGAGCTATCACTCGTGGAGCTAGAGCTAAGTCACCTGTAATGAAATCAGGTTTCGAAGAGCCAGGTGGAACTCAGATTCAAGTTGGTTCAACTAATGATGCTAATAACGCATATGAGCCAGGACTCCTTATTAATGCTTTCTACGATGCAGCTGCTGCACTAGATGAGAAAGGTGTTAGTTCTGAAGGACGTGTAGGTGTTCTTAACCCTAGACAGTACTACGAACTAATCCAACAGGTAGGTGAGAATGGTCTAGTTAACAGAGACTCACAAGGTACATCCCGTCAAAAGGGTAATGGAATTGTAGAGATCGCTGGTATTAAGATCTTCAAGTCTATGAACATTCCATTCTTAAGTAAGTATGGTACTAAGTACACACCTGCATCAGGTAATAACGATACAGTAGATACTAACGTGGCTGATCCTGGTAATACAGGTGACTTCATTGCTCCAGATATCGAGGATGCACGTAACAACCAGACTGGTATCAACAACGAATATGGTCAAGCTTCTAACTTTGCTAATTCTTGTGGATTAATATTCCAGAAAGAAGCAGCTGGTATTGTTGAAGCAATAGGTCCACAGGTTCAAGTAACAAGTGGAGACGTATCCGTAATTTATCAAGGTGATGTAATCCTTGGTCGTTTAGCAATGGGTGCAGATTATCTTAATCCTGCAGCTGCTGTTGAACTATTTGCTGGTACTGCTACAAAACCTGCTCAGTTCGGTACAGTTCAGACTGCAACCAACAACGCTGGTTATCAGTAAACAATATTTCTTTATTCACATGGGGAGGCTTCGGTCTCCCTTTTTTTTTTATATAATTATGGCTACCACAACAACTGAACTCGATACCGAATTATCCGCAGTCAATTCAATACTGGGAGCCATCGGTCAGTCACCAGTAACAACATTAAATTATGAGAATCCAGAGATAGGATTTATATACAACATACTAACCGAAGTCAATAAAGACGTACAGAATGAAGGTTGGGTATTTAATACAGAATACAATGTAGAGATATCTCCAGATACTTCAAAGAATATAACTATTCCAAATAATGTTTTAAGATATGATTTACATGAAGATAATATCTACAGGAATAAGAACTTAATAAGAAGGAACGGTAAGCTTTGGGATACCATCAACCAAACCTATGAGTTTGATAATGCTTTACACCTTGATATAACTTGGCTTTGGGCTTTTGAAGAACTACCAAGTGCATTTAAAAGATACATAATATCTAGAGCTTCAGTTAGAGCTGCGACTCAGTTAGTAAGTAACCCACAACTTGTACAACTACTACAACAACAAGAAGCATTAACAAGAGCTACTTGTGTTGAGTATGAATGCAATCAGGGTGATCATTCTTATATGGGATTTCCTGATAAGAGTAGCTATAGAACATATCAACCATATACAGCACTGCAAAGATGACGAGTATTACACAACAAATACCTAATTATGTTGGAGGTATATCACAACAGCCTGACGAATTAAAAGTACCTGGACAAGTTAGAACAGCTAAGAATGTAATACCTGATGTCACCCATGGTCTATTAAAGAGACCTGGAGGTAGGTTGATTGGTAGTGCGTTAAGTGCTTATACAACTGATAGTAAGTGGTTTCATTACTATAGAGATGAGAACGAACAGTACATAGGTCAGATAAATCAAGACGGTGAAATTAAAATGTGGGATTGTGCCACAGGTGCTGAGAAAGCAGTAACTAATAATTTACCTACAACAACTGCATACTGTACTTATTCTAGAACTTCAGCTGGTTTAGTCTCAGTTACTTGGCGACCAACAGGTACTGATTATGCTGGAGCTTCAGCTGAACATCCTTTTAAAGTAGGTGAAATTATAAAGGCTGACTTTATAACTGGTGGTGCTAATGATGGTAATTATGAAATAGTAGCAGATAATCATGGAGGAAATTATACAGTATTTAAGTTCTATGATGGTGGTAGTTCAGTAATTTCTGGATCTTTTCATGTACAGATAAAAAGTAACTACCTATATAATCTTACAGATTCTGATATACAAACACTTACTCTTAACGACTACACCTACTTAACCAATAGGAATAAGCCTGTTTCAATGTTGGACAATGCGGCAACAGTTAATCCAGCCAGACCACCAGAAGCATTTATAGAGTTAAAGAAAGTTGCTTATGCTAGTCAGTATTCAGTTAATATATTTGACACTACTACAACTACAGAAGTTAAAACTGCGACAAGGATTAAGGTTGCTTCATCTTCTTTAGATTCTGATAGTACTTGTCCTAATGTTGGGACAGAAATTCTTAAAGTTGGAACAGATGGTCAAGATTTAACAAATGTAAAACAAAAAATTAAAGTTTCTCTTGTAACAATTGGACAAACCAGTGCCGTCAATTTTTTTGAAGACGATACAACAAGATCATATTCATTAATTTATGTACCACCTGCTTGGGTAGTAAATACTTATTATCAAACGGGTGATCTTGTTCAAGGTGAATCAGATAATTCAAGAATTTACAAAAGAACAGGATCTGCTATTACATCAAGTGGAACAGTACCTGTGCATGATTCAGGAGAAACAGATGGTTGGACGGCAATAACTACAACTACTTATACAGCTAATTCAGATGTATCTAGTACTCAATTATATGGAGGTCAAGCTTGTATTGAAATAGCAGATTCCAGAAAAATAGATTCAAAAGCAGATTTAGATCTTACTGTAGCTGCATGGTCAACAGGTAATGGTGCACACTTTCCTTTTGAAATAGACAGTACAACTTGGGATGGAATGTACGCAACATTAACTTATGTTTGGAAAAATAATGGTGATTATTCTGATCACATTAGTCGGATAATATTTAGAAGAACAAATGGAACCAATCATACTATTGGTGGTAACAATGTTTCGTCAGCTGATGATGGTGCGTTATCAACAAGTAATGGTACATTAGCAATTTCAAGAATTGGTTGGGGTGGTCATAATGTATTACCAGCAGGTAGAGCTGATCTATACTTTAGACTTACAAATACTGGTCAAGCTGTACCAGATGCTACAGGTGATAACTATAGCTGTAGTTATACAACAACTGTAGATCTATTACATGGTGGAAGTGGTTGGGAACCTGGAGATAAAATTCAAATTAGAATGAAAGGAGGGGTATATGTTTTAGAAGTAGAGGAAACGAGTATTTCTAAAGTACAAGCTAATCTTGGTTTAATCAGACCTGCTCCTACTTCATTTGATACTAAAACTACAGTTACTGCTGAAAGTATATTAGGAGCATTACAGACAGATATAGTTGCTGCTAATTCTACTTGGGATGCTTGGCCTTCTAGTGGAGAAACTAAAGATAGCGTTGGTGTAAAATTAATTGGTAATGGTATTTATATTAGAAGAGATGTTGCTACTAATTTTAATATATCAACACCAGTAGGAGAATTATTAAACGTATTAACTGACTCAGTAGAAGATGTAGCTGATCTACCTAAACAATGTAGACACGGTTATGTAGTAAGGATAAATAATAGTGAAGCTGAAGAAGATGATTACTATGTAAAGTTTATTGGAAAATTAAAAACAGGTGGCACTGAAGGTGATGATAATGATTACTTAGACGGTAATGGTGTTTGGGAAGAGTGTCCTGAACCTGGAGTTAAAACAACTTTAGATGCAGCTACTTTACCTGTTCAATTAGTACGTCAAGCTGATGGAACATTTAAAGTTTCACAAATAGCTTGGGAGAATCGTTTAGTAGGTGATACAACAACAGTTCCTGAACCTTCATTTATAGGTAAGACAGTTAATAAGATGTTGTTCTTTAGGAACAGACTTGTCTTACTCAGCGATGAGAATGTCATCATGTCTAGACCTGGAGATTTCTATAACTTCTGGCCGAAGTCAGCTATCACATATACAGCTTCAGATAACATAGATATATCCTGTAGTTCTGAGTATCCAGCAATTGTCTACGATGGTTTACAGGTTAACTCTGGTCTAGTTTTATTCACTAAGAATCAACAGTTTATGTTGACTACAGATAGTGATATCTTAAGTCCATTAACTGCAAAGATCAATTCACTATCTTCTTATAACTTTAACTTTGAAACTAATCCCGTATCACTTGGTACAACCGTAGCCTTCTTAGATAACGCTGGTAAATACACACGTTTCTTTGAGATGCAAGCTGTACTACGTGAAGGTGAACCAAACGTATTAGAACAAAGTAAAAACATATCAAAGCTATTCCCTAACAACATAGATCTCATTGCTAACTCAAGAGAGAACTCAACTATATTCTTTGCTACTAAAGGTACTAATAAACTGTATGGATTTAGATATTATTCAACAGGAGAAAGACGAGTACAACAAGCTTGGTTTGAATGGGAGTTAAGTGGGACTATACAACATATAGCTATGCTTGATGATTCGTTGTATGCCGTGGTTAAGAACACTGGATATACCATGCAGAAGTTCAGCCTTAAGTTAGATGATAACTCTCATACACTTGTTGAAGATGATACTTATAGGGTTCACTTAGATAATGCTAAGACTTTTGCTTATACCAACCTAACGTATGTAGCTGATGGAGACTATACAAAGCTAGATCATACTGCTGCTGACTTTAGTGGTTCAGGACAGCTATATGCTGTTGCTGTATCTACAAGTACAGATAAGGAGTTTAATGGTCTTGTATCTAAGGTAACTACATTTGAAGACAGCGGTACAACTAAGGTAAAGATCCCTGGAAACTGGACTACAAGTACTGCAGCTAAAGCATTCAATGTTGTCCTTGGTTATGACTTTGATATGGAAGTTGAGTTTCCAACTATCTATGTAACACAACAAGAAGGAGAACGTTTTAAATCTGATATACAAAGCTCACTTGTTCTACATCGTATAAAGATGAGTTTAGGTCCAACAGGTGTCTATAAAACAACTTTAAAACGTATTGGTAAACTTGATTATAACGAGACTTTTGAATCAGTCATGGCTGATGCTTATACAGCTAACACAGTAGGTATAGATAAAGAACAAATAGCTACATTACCTGTATATGAAAAGAATACAAACCTAACACTTACCCTTAAATCCACTCATCCATCACCAGCAACATTGTATTCAATGAACTGGGAAGGAGACTATACAAATAAATATTATAAACGTGTCTAAATTCATTCACCCCATTACGTTAGAGGCTGCCAAAGAGGTGGCTTCTAACCTACGTCCAGAAGACCGTAGAGAGGTCGAAGA